TCCTCACGAGCCTCAGACAGCTTGTTCTCCCAAGCTTCTTGAACTTGCGATTTAAGTTCTTCACTTAAACCTTCAGTGCCAAAAATTTCTGTAATGTCTGCCATCTGAATCTCCTTATTTCTTGTTTAGCTCACTAATTAATTTAGTAATTTCGGTTGCCAAAAACTTTTCTGCTCTAGGATCAAACATACTGTCTCTTCCTAAACCATATAATTTCTGACCACCTCGCATATTCCATAAACCTTCGTATATTGCCTTTGGATATGCATCGGGAGCCGACGGTTGGGCTACGATATCAACTGTGATAATTTCAAAATCTTGAACGTTACCACTGTCTCCTACGTTTCCTGAACCTCTCGAACTCACTCCTAGTTTACATCCACTTTCGAGTAAAGTCGTTACGATTTTACCCATCGGTGTTGGCATAATCTTTAATTGCCCAATACCATTTGGACCATCCATCCACATATCTTCTATCATGTGTGAAACCCTTTCTAAATTAATAGTAAGGTTCTCTGGGTGATCTGCTTCACCTAAAACACTGTAACCACCATCAAGTTTTTCTTTGATGCTTGACACTGCTTTAGATATCTCAGTAACTGGGTACATTCTTTTGTTGTGGTTTTCGACACCACCCATTATGAAAATGCCCTTCATTTTGAGGCTTTTGTTTTCGTCTTTGCCTTCTCTTAAAACTTCAATCTTCGCTTGATCGAATGTTAAATTTTCTGTCAATGAACGAATCATAGTTTTGCCTCCCTTCTTACCAAGTTATTACTTGCCTGAAATTGTTGACTTTGCAGAACCATCTGCGCCGTCTTTGTTTTCAGCTTTCACTTGTGACATATTTGGTTCAGTTGTTGCACCCATGTCTTGAGGAGCTGGAGCTGATCCACCTTTTTCCTCGCCACCTTGTGCAATGTTACCTGCATCGCCACCCATATCATTTTTTGATGCTACTGGTGATTTTGCGTTGTCCGAACCGTCTGTTGATGCCACTTTAACTGGCTTCAGTTCAGCTTCTTCAAGCTCAGTTGTTGCTTCTTCAGTTGGTGCTACAGACTCATCAGCTTCTTCTTCTGCTGGTGCTTCCATATCGCCTTCTTCATCTGCTTCTTCTTCGCCTTTTTCGCCATCTACGATCTCTGCAAATTTAGCCTTTAACTCTTCTAATGCGTCTGCTAAATCATCTACTTTGTCTTCAACTTCTTCATGATCGTGATCGTCGGCTTCACCGTCTTCATCACCATCGTCTTCGTTAGTTTCTTCGTAGTCGATTTCTTCAGCATCTTCTTCAGCTTTTTGCTTTAGTTCTGCTTTAAGATCTGTTTCAGCGTCGCCTGTTTCGCCGCCTACTGTTTCTTCAACTGCTTCTTCTTTAGTTGATTCTGTTTTTTCTTCAACAGCTTCTTCTTTAACTTCATCAGTTGCTTCTTCTTTTGATTCTTCAGTAGCTTCTGCTTTTTCTTCTACTGCTTCTTCTGTAGTTGCTTCTTCTGTAGTTGATTCTGCTGTCTGTGTGTTTACAAGCTCTTCGTGGATATCTCTTGCTTTTTCAACGATAACGTCGTGTAATAAAGCTGACGCTTTATCTTGCTCACCGTTTACTAGATATTCAAGAACTTGTTCTAGTTTTGAACTCATTTCTGACATGATCATCTCCTTTAATAATAGTATCGATACACTAATTATATAATGTTAATGTTATTATTTAACATATCGTCCGTAGATAAGGGTATAACCGGGCGAAAAATTGCAATTTTTTCAGAAAAAACTCAATTTTGCCACATTTTAAGATCTTTTACAGAAATTGTTGCAATTAAGCCACTGGTGGCTGTGCATACATCTTCGCAACAAAATCAGCATTCTCTTCTTGATCTTGACGTCTAATCTCTCTTACTTTTCTTAACTTGTTAAGATGCTTCAACGTTAGTCTGGTTTTTCTACTAGTGTTCATATCAGCACGATGGAATTCGTCCTGGTCTGGTAGATATGCTTCTGTAAGTTCTTTATATCGCATGATACTTTTATTTATTACATCACGAGTAAATACTATTGTAATGAAGACAAGAACTGAAATAGTTACTGTGGCAGAGTTATTTCAAGATGAGCTTGATGCTATCAATACTCTGATTGTACAGTTAGAAAATCAAAAAAAACTCAATAAAGATCAAAAAAAAGAAATTCGTGAATTAAAAGTTGTAGCAAAGTACTTTATTGACAGACTTAATAATAGAATGCTGTTAGTAGACGAAGAATACACTATACATTAATATATGAGATTAATTTTATTTTCTTTCTTGCTGTGCTTCGTTATGAGTTTATCTACACAAGCGGATCCAGACTTTGAATATTTCTTGCTAAACGAAGAAGAAACTAGAATACTACTTGCTATACAAGAATTAAAACAACAACTAACTTATGTTAATGAAGAACAATTTGAGATTGTTGAAAAAGAAATCGAAGAGCAAATAGATCTATACGAAAAGAATATTAAAAGACAAATTGAATTAAGAAAGATATTAAACAACTATTAAGTTGTTTCAGTTCCGCCACCTGTTGGTGCTGTGTCTCCACCTATGGGAGATTGTGTTCCTGTTGCTGTATCTGTTTCGCCTTCTTCTCCACCTGGGTCAACCGGTGATGGTGCCGACGGCATAGGTGCCGCTCCTACTGATCCTAATCCGTCACCGGCAGGACCTGGATCACCTGGCATTGAAGTTTTGTTTTCTTCAGACCATAATCTTTGGTTTTCATAAATCTCTTCTTCAGATAATTTCAAGTAACGTGTCATTGCAAATCTCTTACTAATATAAGGCAATGCTTGTACTTGGTTGAATATATTCACTAACTGGTTGTCTAACTCTATCTGTCTGTATTTTCCAAAGTTCTGTGGTTCATTAAATTGTAACTGGAACATACCAGAGTCAATTTCAATACCTCTATTTTTTAAGAACATTTTAAACTCCCTGTCAACACTCGGTTGTAAGAAGTTCTGTATTCTTTTACAGAATTTTGTGAATCTAAATTCTTGGATATATGCTGTACCAACTCTTCCATCTGTAAATGCTGTCTGTGGATCATTCGGAGAACTTGGCAAGTAAGCACTTGGTACTCTTAAACCTTTTAATAGTTTATCGTTGAAATATCTTAAGTCATCAATCTCACCTAAGTTAGTACCACCTGGTAATGTTTCAACCTTACTACCTCTACCTTCAGCCGTTTGTGCAAAGAAATAATCTTCAATCATTGACAACGGATTGTATGTTGCGTCCATTATGTTCGCACCACCACCTGTTGCATTAGGTATACGTCTTTGGTGTATTTCGTTTTTAACTCTTTCAATGAATCCCATTGCTTTAGAAGTTGGCATATTACCTACATCAATATAGAACACTCTTCTTTCAGGTGCTCTTTGTACTCTGTAGATAATCATTGCATCTTCGAGTAATTCTTTTTGTTTGTAAGTTTTAAAAATTGGTTCTAATAAACTTACTCCAAAAGGCCAAAATCTATCCATGCCTTCTGTTAAACTTAAATGTACAATGTGTGATGCATCAATCGGATACGTTGTTGCATCTTTTGAAAATCTTGTGTTACCATAACCACCACCTGGTCCTTGACCATATGGCATATGTGATCTATTACTTGCACCGCCTCCTAATGGATGTGACATATTACCGCCACCGTAACCGCCTCCTGATACAGGTGAAGTTAATCCTTGTGAATATGCATCTGATGTTATGTTTAAATTCTTAATGTTAAGATCTAAGTTCTTAATAAAATATGCTTCTGGCTTCTTGCCTTTACCTTCGTTAACAACTATTCTTTCAACGTTTCCTGGGTCTACCCAAAACCATTTGTATGTTTTAGGATCTCTTACAAATATCTGATCTCCATACTTTAACGTATTTCTAACCATCTTGAAACAACGCTTCTGCCACTGATTGATCTTGTTCCACTGTGATAGAGCCTGTGTCAATATACCTGACTCTGTGTCAGTTGGGTCTGAGTTGTAATGAATTGAAAATGGTGATCCTGATTTCTCATCTACAGGACTTGAAAATTCCGCTATTGTGTCTAGTGCGGCATTAATCTCTGTGTCAAGATCCATCATATCGTACTGATAGTATCTTTCACGTCTGTTAGGTTGTCCCGCATACACTTCTGGTAACCATGTGTTGTATCTACTGTTAGATGCGGCTCCAGATGCAGGGCTCGTAGAACCTACAGGACTTCTTTGTCCTGTTTCAGTTCCGTATTCTTTAAAATATTTACGCCATGACATATTGTTATTTATAATATAGTACTTTTATCGTGTTGTCAACTTATTATTAACTATTTGGTAAATTAATAGTTTCTCAGAATAGCGTCTTGATATACTTTCTCACCGGAATCTGCGGATTTCTTACTGTTGGCTAGTATTTTCTTGTTCAACTCAACTAATTCTTTCTGTAATTCATTATTTTCCATCTGTAATCTAATGGCTTTCTCTTCTGGCGATTCCTGTACCTGTGATCCAGGGTCTCCAAACATTGGCATTATCCTGATGTTTGATTTACGTGTGGTTGACATTCCTCCCAGCGAGCTCTGTGTTGACGTCTTACCTTTTTCAGGATCATCTATTTCAGGAGCTGTCTTGGTAGTCATGTAATCTGCTGTTACTCCGTATTTGCCTATTCTTTCTTCCAACAGCTTCAGGGCATTTTCTTTGTTCTTGTAATCCTTTTCAAAAAGTGAACCAACACCTTGTTCCATTCCAAATATGGTTGTTGTGTTGAAAACATAATCAAATAATTTTTTAAGATCTGCTTCGCTTTGTGTCTTTTTATATTGATCAACAAGACTGTCCATCTTGTTAAGTTCATCTCCAGTGTCACCACCATATATTGCTCTCGCTAATGCTCTGTTTATACCAGCGGCAACTGATGATTCAATTGATCCTGTTAAGTATTGGAATATCTGTTTCATTCCGCTACCTGCACCTGAGAAGAAGTTTACTAAAGTATTAAATGCATCTCTGATCATTCTGAATCCATCTCCGGCTAACCAGTTTGAAAGATCCATCAATTTGTTTTCAAAGAACTCAACTGTTTTTAAAAATCCGTTAACTACACTTTCGTTCATGAAAGCAATCAATAATTTGTCAAACGCGGCTCTTAATCTTTCTATAACAACTCTTAACTGTGCCTGTGCCTTACCAAGTGCCGGTGCTTCTATACTTTCTCTAAAACTAGCCATTAATCTCATATCTGCATCGTCAATAGTTTCGGCCAAGTTAGCAAGATTGATTATGGTCTTTGCCATTGGATCACCTGATATCTCTAGAGCTCTCAAGAACTGTCTGTTGTTTGTGTTGACATCAAGTATACCTTTTCTGAACTGTTCGAGTGCTGATCCCACATCACCGTTGTTGTTGACCGTGTTTGCTATGTTCTGTAGACCTCCTAAAAGGTTAGGTGCCACCCTTGCAAGGTCCTGACCGAACTGTGTGAACTGTAATCCACCTCTACCAATTCCATCTGATAGTGCCTGTGCCAGTTCTCCACCAAGTGGTCCAAAACCTGCCAGACCTGAAAATGCCGTTTGTGCAGATTGTAAAGTTATGCTTCTCAACTGTGCCGGTAGCATATTGAGAGCATTTGTAAATGCTTCCATTGAACTTGCCTGTATCACTGTCTGTCTAATCAAATCAGCTGACGTGTTTGTCAGTCTTGAAAATGCCTGTGCAGACTGTAAGAGGTTAGTTGACATCTGTGCAATCAGTTTAGGATTGCCTTCAAGGTCTAATCCCAACTGTCTAAATATGTCAGCCGACTCGGCAACTGCCGAGGCAATCTCTGCTGTACTTAAACCCAAGTAACCTTGTTCTCTAATTAATTCCTGTGTGCTTCTGATTGCTTGGAAAACTGTCTTTGTTCCAAACTCTCCAAACGTTGTTGCGAACTCTTGTGCAAGTTCTGATGCTTGTTCTAGTCTGAGACCTGCATCTGCGGCCTGTGCCGCGAAACTGGCTATACCACCTGCTACTCCCTGATCTGGATCTATTACAAAACCTCTTCTAAATAATGTATTGTCTAACTGTCCTAATCTTAAAAAGAATTTTACAGCCGCCATTATACCTTTTGCCAAACCGGCTAATCCCGCTGTAACTGGATTCAGGAACTTACCAAATTTTGTTAGTCCACCTAGCACACCACCAAACACACCTCCGGTACCTGCTGTGGCGTTCAATGCCTTTTCAAGGAAACCTTGCTGTGCTTTGCCATTCTTTTTTATGGCGGCGGCCATTTTATTGTCAGCGGCCGTTTGTTTCGTTTCTTCTTTGAAGATGTTGCCTAGTATGGTATTCTGTTTGTCTTGTTGCTTACTGGCTTTATCGTCTGCTTTTTTATTTTGATCAGCGGCCTTTTTGGTAATGTTATTGAGGTCTTTTTCTATTCTGCCTGTACGTTCTATCTTGACTCCTGTTTCCCTAAGAACCTTAAGGACTTCCTGCATTGTTTTTTCTAATGCAAAATCTGGTACATCTATTTGTTTTCCATCAAAATCAATTCTAGCCATGATAAATAATTAAGTACGCACTTAATAACTCCTATAAGTATCTTACATGATATTTATATACGGTATAAACTGCGTATATAACCAAAAGGAAAATTAATAAATGGAACAAGAAAAAAAGCATAATCCTTTGAAACAGTTCTACAGAGCACCTAAACTATACGTTCAGTTGCCATCACGTGGAAAGTTCAATGTGCTTGAAGGTGAAGCGATGACCGGTGAAATAGCCATACACGCCATGACCAGCAAAGATGAGCTGATGATGAAAAACCCTGATGCACTGCTTAACGGAGATGCTGTAGTGCAGGCCATAAAAAGTTGTGCACCAACTATCAAAGATCCAAAGAATCTTCCAGTGTGTGACATCGACCAGTTGCTTATTGCAATAAGGATGGCCACGTACGGAGAGTTCATGGAAGCGAAAATAAAGTCACCGCATGGTAACAAGAGAACTGACTCCTACGATGTGAACCTGAACAACATTCTCGAGAATGTGCAAGAGATGTCATATGAAAATGTGGTCACACTCAGCAACGGTTGTAAAGTTCACGTGAGACCTTTTTCATATGAGTTACAGACAAGGATAAACCTTGCCGCATATGATCAGGCCACGGCACTAAAGAACGTCAAGGACATTGACAAGGAAAGTGCAAAGCAGTTCAAATCGATGTTTACGAAACTTGCAGACCTTAACACAGACAGCGTTGCTGATAGTGTTGTCAAAATCATTACACCAGATGGTGAAGAAGTCACTGACAAATCAGCTATCAAAGAATTCTTAATAAACGTTGAAACAGCAGATGCCAAGGCAGTAGATAAAAAAATTACTGATCTTAACACTGTGAGTACCGATGTTAAACAAGAGTTCATCTGTAAGGAAACTGAACAGAAGTTCGAGTCTGACGTCAGGTTGGATCCATCGGATTTTTTCGTAGATTCTTGATCACCGCCGAACCTTCTGAGGTAGCCACTTATTTCGAAGAGATGGCCTCGGATGCACGTGAAATCAAGAAACAAGTCATTGAGATATGTTGGTACATGAGAGGTTCCGTCACCCACGATCAAGCATGGCAGTTGACCTACGAGGACAAAAAGCTGGTCACTGAATTCATTAAAGAGAACTCAGAGAGATTCAAAGGTTCGATGACACCTGTGGTTTAATAAACACAAACATAGATTTCTGATCGTTTACTGCATGGCTTGACACGAGCTTGTATTTCTTTTTAAAAGGTTTGATACGCTGTTGCAAAATTTTTTGTGTATTTTTTTTATCATTGGCTTCGAGTATACAGATTTGAAAATCAACTTTATCTAGATCCAGTTTATCTTCCGATCCTTCTATGTCGACCAAGAGAAGATCACATTTGGGCAGTTCTTCGAATCTAGTATTTTTTACTTTATGATGTCCTTTGTGTTCTAAATTCATAGACAACGGACGTTTGGACACGTATGATAGTGTTTTGTCTGGCAGTCCTGATACTGCACTGTGTACAAACTTACAATTATTAAATTTGAACCTCTTGCTTAATTTTTTTGCTATCTGTATTCCTATCTTGTCTATGTCATAACCTATCCAACTTCTATACTTGTACTTGCCGTACAGCATCTCGGACAGATACAGGAATCCAAAACTACAACCAAGCTCGACCACATCTAGTGATCTGTTCACTGTAATTTTTCTTCCATACTTTGTAAAAATTCTTTCCAGTGTCTCTGATACGTCGGGTGTGTGGCATCTACGATACAGCATTTCTTTGTGTTCATTCTTAAAATCATAGTCCGAGTGTTGATCTATCTCTTTGACTAAACTTTGATACAACTCGTCCGGGCTCATGGCTTAATTGATAAACCTAGCCAACACTAACATCAGTGATCCTGACACAAAAACACCTGCTGTGGCTGACCACCAGAATCCATAGTAAGGTAACATCTGAGCAAATATCGGGAAGAACAATAAACTGATCAACACAAAGTAGATTGTCTGGTAACTGAGTGTCTTGAACGACTGTATGTCTACTCCCGCATAGTGCATGAATGTTAGCGACACGAAACTAGCCAGAGGTATGCCCAATATAAATGCACCTAGGGTTGGGTTCTTTTCACTGACCGTACTCACTGTGGCTATTATAATACCACCTATTATCGCTTTGATGATGAATTCCATACTACTACTTATTTTAATCAGACCTGTTGGCAATGTAACATTATATCACTTTGTTTCTACGTAGGCATGGAGTAAGACTCCATGGTACAACGCTTTGCGTTAAGGTCTTTAGTTTTTTATCGTATTAGAAAACTAGATTGTATGTGTTTTCTTTATGCCTATTACTTGATGATTTGGTCATACTTCACCCGTTGCCGGGTGAAGGTGATCCCATTACCAGAGACCAGTCATATCAACTTGCGGAACCTAAAGAGGCGGTTGGCCTGTACCCCTGTCATTCCTGCTTCATCCAACGGAACCCTAAACGGACAAAGTTGACTATCCATAAAGAGCTGACGGTTGCTTTTTCTCATTGCCGTCATCATTTGTGCCTGAGTTAACACTTTTCTTGCATCATGCGATTCGCCGCTGTTGTTACAGAGTAGTTCGCGTTTTGTAGAGATGCTATATTGCCTGAGTTTTTGCCTGTTCGATGCCTATAGTTGTTGACTATAATTGAAAATTACGGCAAAGGTCAACCTTTTTTATTTTTTTTGTTTGCTCTTATTAAAAAAGTGTTATACAATAAGCATTATGAACGGTAAAGAAAGCAAGGTAAGTACCCGTATGCATTGGACATATCAAGGCGAAAAAGTAGAAAAAATACCCGAAGGTGTTGAAGCATTTGTATACTTGATAACAAATACTACCAACAACATGAAGTACGTGGGTAAGAAACTAGCAAAATTCAAGACGACAAAACCACCTCTAAAAGGTAAAAAGAATAAAAGACGTGGGACAAAAGAATCAGACTGGAAGGACTACTGGGGCTCTTCTGAACACTTACAACAAGACGTGCAAGAGATAGGCCAAGACAAGTTTACCAGAGAAATACTACATTATTGCCCTAGCAGAGGTATTGCAAGTTATCTAGAGGCCAGAGAACAATTTGAACGCAGAGTGTTAGAAAAAGATGATTACTATAATGGTATCATCAATGTACGAATTGGTGGTTCAAAAATTTTAAAAGAACATTTAAAAAATATCGAGGTTAAAAAACAAAGTGACAACTCTTAATGACTTCAGTTTAATAATAGTCAAGAATGAATCTTTGTTAGATAGTATCAAAGATTATTTCTACGAAAACTTACTTCACGATTTTGAAGATGACAGATTACTAGATTGTAAAATTGAAAACATAGATGAAACTCTCGAACAAGTAAAAACAAAATATGCTGTAGTAATACAAGAAGGCATATTCTTTTTTGATCACATAGACAATAATTTTTTAAAAAGTGTTATTGAAAATA